CTCGGTTTCAGTCGCGGCTTGGGTGGCTTCGGGAGACTCTTGCGGAGTCTCGACCTCGGCTGGGGTTTCGGCTGCTTGCGCGGCCGGTTGTTGCTCCTGCTCCTGCGCGGGCTCCGCGCCAAACAGGACTGCCGCCTCACGAACGCTGAGGCTTGCGTTGGATGCCGTTTCGGGCGTGTCCATGGTCTTCCTTCGGGTCGTCTCGCGACGATGCCGTTGCACCAAACAAAAAGGCTCCCGAAGGAGCCCTTTAAGGCGGGGGTGCTGTTCCCGCGTTAACCAATGTTGATGCGCTCGCCCGTGCTCAGCACATATCCGGCCGGTCCAACCTCAGTGCGGATGCCGCCGAACTTGTCGCTGTCCACGATGCCGCTCGCCTCGGGGTGCACGACACAGGCGATGCGCCGCTCCCACGAGTTGAGACTGTGGATTAGTGCGACGTGTTCATCCCAAGAAAGCGCCGCGCCTCCTGCTGCATCGTCGGGTTGCTGTGCTGCAGGTTCACCAGCGCCAGCTTGCCCGAGTCCACCGTCTGCGACAGGGCTGCCTTGATCTTGTGCAGCATCGTCAGCGCCAGGAACAGCTTTTCGCGGCCTTCCGCGTCTCTTTGGGGCGAGTTCTTCCATGCTTGTGTCAGTTCCTCGTCAATGGCATCGAAGGCGGCGGCGAACTCTTCGTTCTCCAGCACCTCTCGGGCGCGGTTGCCGCGATGAATGCGTTGTTCTTCGGTCATTCGGTGGCCGCGTCAGACGCGCTTTCCTGCTCGGGGGTCAGCGTCGATTCGGCCGTCACTTGCGCCGCGTCAATCTTGCTCTGCGCCTGAATGCGGGCGATCTCCAGCTGGATCTGCGCCTGCATCTGGGCCTTCTCACGCTCCAGCGTCATCTGCTGCTGCGTCTTGAACTGCTCAAGCTGCATTTCCATCTGCATGCGGGCCTGCTGCTGCTGCGCCTCGACCTCCTGGCGGTTGCGATCCACTTCGGCTTGCATTTGCATGCGCTCGCGCTCAAGTTGCACTTCCGCCTGCTTGGCCTGAGCGTCTGTCTGCGCTTTCACTTGCGCTTTCATCTGCTCAATCTGCATCTGGCCCTGCATCGGGTTGGGCGGCGGCTTGTTCGGGTCCGGCTTGGTCACGAACCGCTCGGCCGACTTGAACCCCATGTACTTCGCCAGTTCGGCCAGCACGTTGTACACGTTGTCCGGCGTGACCACGCCCAATTGCAGGCCGTTGCCCATGGCCTGGTACAGCGTCATCAGGTGCGCGACCTGCTGATCCTTGTTGCCGACCCCGAGGCCGACGTTGATCGTGACATCGAACTGATTGCGCCACTCGCGCGGGTCCATCTGGACCCACTTGCCAGACAGACGGACATTTGCCGCTTTGTTCTGGTACTGGCACACCAGCTTGAGCATCATGCGGAACAGCTCGACAAAGCCCTCCGCGAAGTTGCGCGCGATCAGGTCCAGGCGCATGTCCGCCCGGTTGGTCACGATGTTGGCCTTCGTGGCCGTCTCGGGCTTGGACAGGGCCGACGGGTCGTTGCCCTGCGACATGCGCGTCCAGCCGGTGGCGTCCTCGTTGTAGGACTTCATCACCTCCAGCATGGACATCGATTCGCCGATGTTGCCCTTGCCCTGATCCAGCCGGCCGACCATGTTCAGGCCCTTGGTCCGAACCACTCCACCCGGGCGGCTGCTCAGGAGGTCATCGAGGTTGACTTGACCCTCGACCGCCCAATACCGGCCGTTGACCTCCAGATAGAGGTTGTCCAGCGTGGAGCGCAGGATCGCCGTCTCGGTCTTTTGCCCCTCCATCGCCAGATCGGCAATCGATAGGCCATAGAACTTGTGCGGCTCCGGCACCGGGCAGATCGAGACGAACGGGATGATGTCCGTGATCTCGTTGTCCAGCGTCTTGCCGCCGCAGCGCGTGACCTTGCGCAGCTCGGCAATCCCGTCGCCGTCGTAGTCCACGCGCAGGTACGCTTCCGTCACCCAGAACGACCGCTGCGACTCGTCCCCGTTGATCTCGTCGCCCTGGGTGTACTCGTCATCGAAGGACAGCCGCTCATAGCGTTCGGCGTTGTCGTCGCCCATCGAATCATTGCCCAGCGACTCGATCAGGCCCTTATCGTAGCCCATCGAGATCAGCTCAGACCGGGTGCGACGGAAGCGATGGAACACTGCAGGAGCTTCCTGCAGGTCCATCTTGGCCTTGCGCGAGATGCCGAATTCCTCCGGGGGCACGTTCTCGATGCAGATCTTGCCGCCGGTCTTCACCCGCTTGCACACGATGTCGTACAGCATCGCCTCGGGCATCTGGCCGATATTGTCGATCTGCGCCTGAATCTGGATCGCCGCCTGCATGGCAGGAGCCTGGCCCGCCTGCGCCGCCTGCTGCGCCTGGGCCAGTTGCCCGGTCAGCTGCTCGATTGCCTTCTGCCGCTGCTTGGCGTCCTCTTCGTCCGCGTAGGACTTCTGCTCCGTGACCTCGATCTCGGGGTCATCCATGATCTGGGCCAGCTCGACCTGATTCAGGCCACGGTATTCCTCGCGGTTTTCCTCGTCCCGCGTGTCCCACCAGACCTTGATGATCCCGCGCTTGAACTTCAGCGCATCCTTGAACCACGAGTAGGTGATGGCGTGGCCGTTGTTCTTCTTGAAGAACAGGTAATTGCAGTAGTCGGTCGCCTGCCTGGCCTTCTCGTCGTCGTTCGGCTCGGTCGGCTCGAACTCCACCACCGTGTCGCCGCCCGTGAACTTGACCATGAGCTGCGGCAGCATGGATTCGACGGTGTTGCGCACCACCGGCACCACGACTTGCGAGCGGCCCGGGATGGAGGGCGGGGCGAGATCTTCCTTGGCCTCGCCGTAGAAGTAGTACTCGGCCTTGCGGCGCTGCTCGGCGAGCTTGCCAGAGTCAAAGCCAATGGCAATACGAGCCTCGGCGTCAACGAGCGCTCCGAGTTCGTCGCGGGTCATTGCCATTCGTTTCCTTTAGGTCGCCTCTCGGCGATGCTTAGGCAGTCATCAGGGACGGGTAATTGAGCGACCCGCCCCACGTTTCGTTTGTCAGCTTGTCCGCTACCACGGCCAGATACCGAAAGGCGTCTGACGGGTGCGAGTTGTCGTCGTGCAGCGGCGCCCCGTAAGCTCCGGTCGTCGCGTTCTGCTGGCGCCGGTATCGCTTGAGCGCGTTGGTCAGCAGGCTTGTCTTGGCCTTGTCAAAGTAGCACCGAGGAAACAGCAGCCTGGCTGCATGAATCCCCTGCTCCACATCGATGTTCGGCACGATCTGCACGTCAAACCCGAGGCCCGTCAAAACCTCCTGCGGACTCTTGCCCGTCTGCAGGTTCTTAGCCGCCCCATCGTGCGGCAGCCATAGCGTGCCGAGGTTGTAGCGCCGATCACGAATGTCCTGAGCGTAATCGGCCAGCGTCCTGTGATCGCCCTGGATGTAGTCGCAGACCGCGATCTCGGAGCCCGAACGCTGGGCACCGATGATCGATGTTGAGTCGTTCCAACCCAAGTCCCAGATCCAATGGACCTTGAGCATCGGGTCATAGGGGACATTGCGGATCCGGCCGGCCTGCACCGCCGCTGCGATCTCCTCGGCGTAGATCGCGCCCTCAACTGCCGGCCGGCACTGCCCTTCCCATGTGGTCTTGTAGCCCACCGGATCGCGCTTTTGCATCAGCAAGCGCTCACCATTCAGGACATCAGGAAACCACGGGTTGTCCGACCAATTGACCTGCGCAACCCACGCATCCTCTGGCGGCTCAGAGACGAAGCGCTTGTACGTTTCGTCGTCCTCCAGCTCGGGGTTGAAGGTGATCCAGATCTCCGAGCCTGGCTTGCGGATGGTGGGGATCAGAACATCCCAAGAGCGCTTAGACACCACCTGGGCCTCTTCCACCCAGCAAATATCCACCGCCTCAAACGACTTGAGGTTTGCCACACCCTGCTGACGGATGCCGGCAAATGCGAAGTCCGAGCCGTTCTCGCCCAGAATCCGCGTCTCCTGTACGTCGAACAGGTGTTCAACGCCCATCGCGGCAATCTGATCCTTCAGCAGCCTATGGACCGACTCCTGAATCGACTTCTGCGTCTCACGCGCACATAGCACGCGAATGGGCCGGATCGTCGCCAAGTGAACCAGCGCCCGGGCAACAGACCAACTCTTTGCCGACCCCCGCCCGCCGTGCAGAACCTTGTACCGCTTGGGCTCCAGCAGCGGCGCGAGCTTACTGGGCAGGCTGAGGCGGTACGCCATTGCTCTGCACCAGCTCGACGGTCCACTTGTTCTCGGTCTTGAATGCCTCGCCAGGCGGGTTCGCCACCTCGATTGGCATCACCTTGCCAATGAGGCTCAGGAACGCGGCGGGATGGCTCTTTGCCGTTTGCTTCAGGTACTCGACCCCGCCCACGCCATCAAGGGCAGCGACGATCATCTGCCGGATGGTGGCATTGCCCTTGTCCAGCGCGCCCTTTGGACGACCGGCACCAGGGCGCGCACCACCCTTGCCGGTTGATTTCTTTGATTCTTTATCCGAATTCAAACTCATGGCGCGGGTCCTTTCGGGTGTCCGCAGTGGTTAGTGACCCGCTTACAGGCCGATTGCGTGAAGGGTCGGAACGTAGACTTCGGAGTTGGCGGCGGGCGTGAACCCGCCGTTCGTCACCAGATAGCCGTACAGGCTCGTCTCGCCGCTGTGCAGCTTCACATGCTTGTTGATCTGATCCACCTGGCAGAACAGGGTCGAGCCCACGTCTGCCGGCGAACCCAGGTCGATGTAGCCGCGATACGCAGCACGGTCGCCGGACGGCAGATCCCATGCGGCGTTATCAGCCAGTGCCGAAGGTGGCGTCTCCCGGTACAGGTGCAGGCGGAAGCTGGTCATGCCCGAAGGGATGGCGCTCACGTCGATGCGCAGGTCTGCCGAGGTCAGCAGGATGTGCCGACCGCCCTGCAGGCCGATGTCCGAGAACGTGATCGCCCCTCCCACCACATCCCCCGCTGAATAAGCGGTGGTGTTTGCAGGACGGGTGATGGTGGGCTGGGATTTGTAGGCCATTGGTTAGGCTCTCCAAGGGTATTTATGGGAATGCAGTGGCGGCGTTCATTCGCGTGACGTTGATCGCCCCAATGGCGCCAAACCGGGCCTTGATGTGCGCCCCGGCCGGCAGGGTGACTGAGCACCAAAGAATGATTGCGGTCGTCCCCGAGGGAACAGTGACTGGATACCACATCGGGCCAAGGTTCAGACCCACGGCGCCCCCGGTTGCACTGCTGTTGCGAAGGGCGACAGCGCTCTGGTTGACCAGGTTGATGCTCACCCCGGCAGTCCCGGCGACAACCGAGCTTTCCCAGTTTCCGGAAACATCCTCGATCTGCATCTTCCCCGTCACGCAGATCACGTCCCCCACCGCCCACCGGCCAGCGAGCGTGCAGGCCAGCCTTCTCGTTCCGCCAGAGACGGCGTCAAAGTCCATTTCCGCCCACCGCCCGGCATCCAGAAAACCAGAGGCGTCATCAACGATGGAGTACGTCGGGGCGGTTCCAGTGCCGCCCGCCTGCTCCGAGTAGCCGGTTGGCTTGGTGCCCGTCCCGGTCATCAGCGGGTTGGAGACGATGTTTAGCGAGGCGGTCGTCGTGACGATCCCGTCCAGGCTGCGCATGAACGTCTGCAGCTTGGCCGAGACGGATTGGGCAATGCGGCGGTGCCCCAGCGTGTTCGGGTGGACCCCATCGCCAGAGTCGTAGGTCGCATCCAGATCGCCAGTACCATCCTTCAGGGCTGTCCACGCATCCGCGACCAGGGCACCGTAGGTCACGGCGTTGGCGTTGATCCATGCGTTGTATTCGCTCGTCAGCGTCCTTGTGGTGGACGTAGCAACCGCGCTGCTTCGGGGCGGGACCGTCACCACGACACAGCGCACGTTCGCACTTTGGCAGGCCGACAGCATCGTCGCCATGTTGGCGCCATAGGTCGCGGATGTGACGCCCTGGCCGGCGTCGTTCGTTCCCGCCAGAATGACCAGCACCCGCACACCTTGACTAAGAACGCCAGCAAGGCGCGCTTGGATTTGGTCGCTACGCTCACCGGGAACGCCGGCAATCACCGCGCCGGCTACCGAGAACTGCAGCGCACCGGCAAGGTGGATGGATTGCGTCGGGAACGCCACGCCTGCGCTCGTTGCGCTGGAGCCGTTGGTGATGGAGTCACCAATGAATCCGATGATCCGTCCGGGCGACACCTCCAGCCGCGAAAGGCGGTCGCGGATGTCCCGATCGGCCCTGGACATCCCGCCTGTCAGCAGTTGACGCACCGCAGGATTCATGAGGCTCCAAAAGAAGAAAGGCCCGCAATGCGAGCCCGTGTGTTGTTAGTGCGGCCTTGGGCGGCCCCTCGCCGCTTGCATCGGCGTTCCGTCCAGACTCCGCGCGGCCGATTGCCCTTGTGCCGCGAGGGCCAGCTTTGCCTTGCAGATCCGC